TTGCGCTAAGAATGCATTTCTTGTAGCGTTTGTATTTTGTTCAAATACTAAATTATCCGATACTTGTACTATATAAGATTTAAGTGCGATTAATAATCTACGTACATTTACTCTATCTAATGCACTTGCTCTTTTCTGTAGTGTTTTCTGTCCAAATACTACAACTCCACTTCCTGGGAATGTAGCGATTGGGTTTACATTTGCTTCATATAATGTATCTCTATTACCTGAAGTTAATTTTCTTTCAGCTCTAATTACACTTCCTAAAGCACCTCTAATTAGACCTGCTGGTGCGAACCATGGGTCTGAAGAAGCATCTGTGAAAGCATAAACACCTGGTATATAAGTTGAAGCTGGAGCCCATACTGTTTGACCAGTTCCTGCATCTACTGTTTGTAACCAAGGCCAGTAAGTAGCTGCATATGAAGAATCATATCCACTAGCTTGTCCTGTTATTGTTCCAATAGTAGAGTTATAAGGTACTAAATCAATTACTGCTATACAATCAGTTCTACTTTGTGCTAAAGTAACTAATTTATTTGTAGCAACTGGGTATAATGAAGCTATTAAACCAGGAGCTGATATTACATTAAATTGATAATCATCTTTATTACTTAATAAATCAATTGATGAAGTATAGTTAGCTGCCTGAATACCTTGTGTATTATTTGCTGCAATATTTTCGTTATACAATGCCGCATTTGATCCTGGGTAAACATTTTTACCTGTTGCATCAGTAAATGAACCTGATCCTACTTGTGGTAAACTACCTGTGTAAATATCTTTAGGTTGACCATCATTATCAAAGTAATTAGGTGTAGGAGTGTTTACTGCAGAAACGTAAACATATGAACTTCTATTTACATAATTACCATTAGTTTTAACATAAAAATCTGTTCCATCTTGCTCTACACTATAGTAAGTATCTCCAATTGCCTTACTAACATAGTTAGGAGCTGTAGGATCCATTGATAAGTTGTTATAAGTTTCTAGGATAGCCTTTTGGTTAGCTGTATCATTTCCTCTTCTAATTAATAATGAAAATTCACCAGAAGATGTATTTACAGATGAAATTTCCCATCTTATATTATCAGCCGATCCACTTTCTAAAGAACCAGAAGCTGTTTCTGAACCAGAAGAGTTCATAATTTCACCTTCTGAAATCGTTTTTAAATCAAATGATGTTTTCTGGTATCCTGGGTCTGCTGCTGCATTTTTACCTATAGTAATAATTCCACTACCATTTCCACCAGCTGCTGCACTACCTGAAGTAAATGCTGAGCTAAATGAGCCAGATACTACTCTAGTTACTAATAATGATTCACCACCGTTTGCAAAATAATTCCTAGCTGCGATCGAGTTAAGATAGGTGTAATATCTAGAGCCGCTTTCTACCGCTCCACCAAAAATAGCTTCATATTGTGAAAAAGAAGATACCGCTGTTGGAATATTAACAGGACCTTTAACTGCTGGTCCTAAAATTGCCGCGCCAAAAGTAACTGGTCTGGATCCAATAAACGACTGATCATTTTCTCTTGCTAATACACCTGGAGATATTAATGTTTCTGCCATTGTTTAATTATTATAATTGTTTATTTTATTATAAATATTAGAAGTTATCTCAAAAAATTATTTTACTGGAATAAATTCACCTTTTTCTAAATCAAGATTACCTTCACCATATTTTTCTTGCAATTCTGCCGCAAGTTGGTTTTGTTTTCCTCTTAATTCTTTAAACTTATCTAATATTTCTTCTTTTTTTTCTTCTAATAGGTCAAATTGTAATTCAATCTGTCCTAATGCCCCTACTATCTCATTTGTTTCATTTTGATAGTCTGTTAGTTTTGCAACTTCTTCTGTTGATAACTTTTTATTTGCCATAATGTCAATAAATTTTGTTAGTTATAAATATATATAAATTATATTAAAAATACAATTATTGTAATTCTCTTAAATTTCTTTTTCTACCATTATCTGTTGGATTTTGTATTGAATTATCCAAACTATCTATATCACTAACAGTTTCAGTATTAATAGTTACTTTTGCTTTAGAATTATAAACTTTAGTAGCATTTAATTCTCTTTGAATTGTATCTGGTAGTATGTATCCTCTTAATCTTATATTAAAAGTTCCTTTAACTAATCTATCTTTTCCAGCAGTTAATTCTGTAGCAGTAGTAAATGAATCAATAAACGCTCTAAATTGAAATCTTTCAGGATTACCCCAATAAGCATCTGATGCATATTCACATGCTTCTATAATTTTATTTAGTTGTTCCATATAATATGTCTGTATAAGACAACTATATTCCATAGTTACATAATCAGGTTGAGCTACAACATGAAATTTTTCTACTGGTTTTCTATTATTTAGTGTAGCGAAATTGCTATAAAAGTTTTTTGGACTATACTGTTTAGCCCATTTACCATATAAGTTAGGTTGATTAGCATCTAATTTATTTGCTACTGTTCTATCTTTAGCTAATGAATCTCTTTTTATAACAATAATAGGCATCATAATAGCACCTTTTTTATCTCTATAATAACCATCTCTTTGAAATGATTTCCATCTTTCAGGTGCACCATATATTACAGGTACTTCTCTACGTTGGCCGTTTTGATAAACAAATGGTTTAATTCTATTTTCAAAATAATAAAATATAGCTTCATCTATATCTTTAATACCTACAGAATATTGTTTAGAATTATCATCCTTAAAGCTCATTTGAGCAGATCTATTAATAGCTATGCCTGTATCTTCATAATTAGGATTGACGGGCATATTAGCTTTATTAGGATCTCCTACAGAACCTCTTCCTTCAATTCCTTTAAATGCTTGACGACTGTTTTCACTTAGTGTCAATTGATACTTTGGTATGGGTTTTCTAGGTTTTGCCATTACATTCTTTCTATATGTGGTGAAATTGCTACTTTATCTGCTGGTATATAATATGTAGAACATAAAATTGATACATTATTACCATAATTATCTAATCCTGGATTTAAAGGATTAGGAGTACCATCACTATCATTATTAGGATATTCAGGATTTTTACCTCCCCAATATTGGTTATCAATTGTACTTTGTACCCCATAATAACCTTCTTCATATAAGATAATATCTCCTACTTGTGGTACAACATCTTTTTCTACTAAATCATCTCTTAAGAAAAAGAAATTAATACCTTGTTCAAATTGTACCCCTTCATAATCACCTTCAGGATACTGTTGATCACCTCTATCTATTAAAACGTTAAATAAGAAAGGTCCATCATAATATTTTTCTTCAGCTGCTTCACCATAGATATTAACTTTAGTTTCTTCTAATTTAAATTGGTAGATAGCACACTGCTGAGTAATAATATTACCTAATAATTCTCTATTTAAATTTCTCATCAGAGACCAATCTCTGACTCCTGTAAACATTGCCATATTATCCTACATAAATTGTATAAGGTACTTGTTGTAATTCTTTCATTTTAGAATCTGCTTCATTAGCTCTTCTTTCTAAAGAAGCCATTCTAGATGTCTCATCAAAATATGCTCTTAATCTTTCTATTAAAGCAGTTTTTTCAGATGTAGCTGCTGCTATTAAATCTGATTGGTTTAATGTTACATCTGAATTTGGAATTGGAATTGAACTATATTTACCTCTTACATACCCTAACATTTCTTTTGATAATGCTAAAGTATACTCAAATATCCATTGTCTACCTACGGAATTAATGAATTCATAAGTAGGGTTTTCATATGGAGCATTTGATACATTTGTTACTCTATCTGGAGTTTGTTGTACTGAAGATGCTATTCTTTCATCTCTTAAAATATATTCAAACCAAACCCTAGCATTTTGATTATCAGTTCCCGTTGCACCAAAATTAGGTATTGGGAATATCCTTAACATATCATTTTTTATTTCAAATGAATAGTTATTTAACCTAATCATTTGGTTCATTTCTATTTGTTGAATGACTTGCATGTCATAATTTAAGGGTGCCATCAAATAACCTAAACCATCTCCAAACCCACCTATACCAACAATACCAGCTGCTAATACACCTCCAAATCCAAACCCATTATAAGGATCCAAATAACGAGCTGATGCTGGATAAGGTTCTTGATAAAATACTCTTTTTACTTCAATACCATGTTGATATTCAGAACCTGTATAACCACTTTGTGTCATAAAAGTTTGAAATGAATAATCTTGTTGACTAGATGTTAAAGCAAATGAACCTGTATAATAATTTACATTACCCCCTGAACCAGCTTCTTCCCCATATTGTTCTGTTAGTCTAACAATGGGTTCAAAACTTGGTGTTATAAGCGCTTGATTTAGACTTGACCCAGTGGTTAATCCTTCTAAAGATAATTGATTATCTCTTATTTTATACGCATATAATTCGTTACCATATGTAGTAACAGCTTCTTCAAAAGCAGTAAAAAATGACCCTGATTGTAATTCAACATCTACTAAAGGGTATCCTAATCTTTGAGCACAAAATTTAGCTACCTTAACTGCATCAGCTTGAAAATCTGTATCAGAATTATAAAATCCAAATGGCACAGAGGAAGCATTCCAAATAGGACAACCATCATAAATTGGTATATTCATAGTAAACTATTTTGTTATAAATATGAAAAAGAAAGGCCGAACTAACGTTCGGCCCAATTCTTATTGCTCTTGGTTAATTACTTATTATAAAGTATTTAATCCATTAACTTCGATAATACCATAGAATTCTGGTCTTACCATTTTCTTAGCATATCTCGTCAATAGACCTTTTCTTGGTGTAAAGGTATTTGGATCATATACTAATGGAGTCATAATTAATGGGATATATGGAGCAAATACAGCACCAGTTTCTAAGAACTGTGAACCTCTAAATCCTAATAGGATTCTGTTAGTGTTCATATAAGGGTTCTTATAAACTTTATATCTACCATTTAATTGACCAACTTTCTGAACACCAAATGCGTAAGAAGCTTTAGCAGCGTCTCCATCTGAATCAGCAGCAAATCCTGGGATACTTTCTAAGATAGTACCTACAGTTGGAGAACATACTAAGAAGTTAGCTCCACCTCTAAGGGTTTTCTGGTGAATGATGTTGCTTAATTTTTGGATTTTAGTTCCTAAAGTTTGGAACCACTGTCCTTGAGAGTTGTAGAATCCTAGATCTGAGATAGTACCGTTAGCACCATCGTCAACAATTCCTCTGTTGTTAACTGCAGACCATACTTCTGTTCCAGCAGAAGCAGCGTTCATTAACATGTCTAGAATTTCTAAGTCAATTTCTAATGAAATGTACTCACTTAAGATAGAAGTTAATTCTGCTTCAGCATCTAATGCATGGTATGCATTTAAATCCTGTGCGAACTCTGGAGTCCAAACAGCTTTTAATTTTCTAGTCTTAGCAACGATTGCAGATGATTTCATCTGTACGTTGATTTCTGGGATCGAGATAGATGGATCGTTCAGACCGTTTGGTTCTGGGTTACCATCTTCGAAATCACCTCTGTATCTATCAGTAGGTTGTAAGTTGTATACTACTGTTCCATCATCATCATTTGTATATCCACCAACTAATGAAGAAGAAGGTACAATAAATGTAATATATTGACCACCATCATATTTAGTGAATTGTGATAATTGCTCACCTGGTACTGAACTGTTGTAGCTAGTAAATGATCCAGATAAGAATTGGAAAGCTTGTACACCTTCAACGTCTACAAAATCTAAAGAAGCTGTAGGGATAGATATTTTAGCTAATTGTGAAGGTGATGCAGTTGCAGAAGCAGAATATGCTGAATCATAATCTACATCACTCCAAGAAGCTGAAGCTACCACTAATCCAGTTGATACAATAGATTGTGTGTTGTTGATAGAGTAAGCGAATCTTCCGTCGCCATAAAGTCCTCCAGCGTTAGTGTTACCAAATGGTAAATCAGCAGCGTTCTGATTACCATATAATGATGATCCACTAGCAAAAGGAGTCTTATCAGTTCCATATTGGAAGTCTAGGAAAAATACTAGTCCTGAAGGTAGGTTCATTGGTTGTACAGAAACAAATTCTTTAGCAGCAATTTGTCCGAATACTTTTCTTACCAATGGTAAAGCTACACCTGCCCACTGACCACCGATATTAACAGCAGTTTGTGAACTAAATGTACCACTTGATTGTGCTCCTCCACCAGTTTGTGAAGACTCAACAACAAGTTGTTTAGCTTGATTTTCTAAGATCATACCCATATTGTTTTTATGTGCACCATCTAGACCTTCTAAAAGACCTGTTTTCTCCCATTTTGATGCTAACTTAGCAGCGTCTGACTGCATGTTTTGATAAGTGTTAGCACTTTCTAATAGTTGATTTAAGCTCATTTTAATAAGTTTTAATAATCGTTAATAATAGTTTTACAATAATCCGGCTAGTTTTCTCATTCTGTCATAAACATCGTTAGACTCAATGATAGGTTGTTTTGAACTTTTAGGTTCTAAACCAGTAGCTTTTGAAGCTGAACCTTTAATTCTATTTTCATTAACTACAGATTTGTCAATTAATCCTTCGTTTAATGTTTCATAGATAGTTTTAGCTTGTGCTACATCCTTCGCTTTGTCAAATGCTTTTAACACTTTGATCTTCTTGCCTTCATTTAAATTTTTAGCTTTGAAAATTTTGTTAGTGTAAAGTAACTTAGCATTTAAAAGATTGACTTCATTTAGTTCAGCTTTTAACTCATTTACTTGAGCTATAGCTGCCTCTAATTCTTCTTTCATTTCAGAATCGCTTTCACCGTCTCTTGACATATCTAATGTCATTTTTTGTGCTTTTGATCTGTCTTTGAAAGGTTTTCTCATGTCGCCTTCTTCTTTTTCCTTTTTAGACATTTCATCTAAATTTTCTTCTGCTTCTTTTACTTCTTCACCTTCTTTTTTCTTAGCTTCGTCGATTTCTACATCAATGTCTACGTCGTCTTCAACTTCTACGTCTTCAACGTCTTCAACTTCAACTTCGTCTTCAACGAACTCATCACCTGGTTCAATTTCACCAGCTGATACCATGTCTTTAATGACATCTTCGATAAATCCTTTAAGGTCGTCTTCTGACATGTCTTCAAGATCGATTTCTTCATCATCCATCTTGTCTTCCATATCTTCTTTTTCGTCCTTTTCTCCATCAAGGTAGCCTTCTTCTTCAGCATCAGTTCTAGCGTCTTCAGAAATTTCAGACTCTTCCATTTTCTTTTTAGAGTCGTCTTCTTTTTCTTTTTCTTCTTTTACTTCTACTTCGTCTAAAGTTTCTTCAGATTCATTAACGTCTTTAGGTTCATCAGCTTTTAATTTAGCTAATTTTTTCTCGTTATCTTTGATGTCTTTTTCAAGATCTTTTATATGATCTCTGTCATCTCTAATAGCGCCTTCCATACGTTTTTGTTCTTCTTTATTACCTTTTTTAGAGTCATGTTTTTTGGCTTCATCGATTTCATCAAGTTCAGCTAATAGCTCGTCAAGATTAATTTCCTCATCTATCTCTTCTTCGTTTACGTTAATAGCGTATTTAGGAGTTGCTTGACCTACTTTTTTAGGGTCTCTTTCTCCTACTGAAGAACTTCTAGTTGGGTTATTTTTCTCATTCCAGCTAACAGCATCCATTTCTTCTACTTTCTCTTCTTCTTCTTTTACTTCTTTTTCTTTTTTATCATCTTTATCCATTTCAGCTAATTTAGCAGATAATTGATCTTTTAAGAATGGAGTAAAAGCTTCTTCAAGAGCAAGTTTTGCATTTGCGATTGCAGTTTCCTTAACGGCTTTAGCATCAGCAATTGCGTCTGTTAACAAATCTCTATTTGCCATTTTCCCAAAATTTAGTTTGTGAAGTACGATTATTAAGAATCGTAATTAGAATTATTTAATAGTTCACACCGTATAAGGAACGGTGTATTGCGTTTATACATATATGAATATTCCTCAAAAATTAAGAAATAGTTAAAGTAATTCCACCTGTACCTCTTAACATAGAAGAACTAACAGCTACTGCTGAAGTAGGTGTAAATTGGTATGAACCTGTTCCTGGAGGAACAACAACTGAGGATATATATGATGAAGTAATTAAAGTATCACTACTTATATTACTAAATGTACCATAAGTACCTAAAGCATTAGTAGATTGTCCAGCATTTGAACCACTATAGTTTTTAACTGTTTCTACTGTAAAATAAGCTGAGCCAGATAAAGGATTAACTATAGTAAATGTTTTAACCCCAGATAAAGCTTCTGTAGGTGTGCCTGCTCCTTTTAATTGGTCTGCGGTATATGCCATATTATAAAAATTAAATCGGTTATAAATATTAAAACTAATCCCAGCTTGCCATTGGGTTCCATTATACTCCATAGCACCAATATCAGCTGTTAATGAATCAACCCCAGTTGGGTTAAATTCAAAATTAGTATATGGAAGAATGACTGGGTGGGGTCAAGATGGACCAATGTCGCAACTAGCCGGTCATGATATTAATTACATAGGTCTTTCATGGTAG